GACATCCTTCCGCCACCCTTCCAAAACGGAAGGATCAAATCACCTCGTCATCGTCGACGGGGTCAAAGGGGTCGCGCGCCTGCCTTCGATCAGGTGGCGGCTGATCGGCCGCCATCGTCACCACCTTGCCCTCGCTGTCGATGAAGTCGGCCACCTGCTTGACCAGGCGCAGCCCGAGCCATTGCATCCCGTTCGACTGTTTGTTGTCGAAGCCGCGATCCTTCATCGCCTGGCTGAAGCCCTTCTGCCGCCACTCGGCCTCGCCGGCGGCCTTGGCCCAGGCGCAGAAGACTTCGTAAAGGTGGCTGGACTGCACGCGCGATTGCGGATCTTCGACAGTGCACATGCGCAGGAAGCTAGCGAGCGGGTCGCTGTCGGCCCGATAGGCTTCGCTCTGCGCCTTCACGTCGTCAGGCTCAGTGAAGCCGTTGTCCATCCAGTCGATCAGCCCGCGCACCATCCAGGCGAGCGTGCCGGCATATTCCTTGCGCAGGCGCGACGGCAGCGTTTCGTCGCGCTCGTGCGGCTCCAGGTGCGATTCCCATAGCAACACCTTGACGCGCCGCCAGATGCCCTCGGTGCCCTTCGGAATTTCGGGCTTGGCGTTGCACCACAATGTCCATTTGAACGATGGCGAGAAGCGGAAGAAGCTGCGGAAGTTATCGCGTGCCAGCATCGGATCGCCGCCCGTCACGCTGTTGATCAAGGCTTCGTTGATCTTCGCGCCCTTTGGCGGCTCGCCCGAGGTCAGGAAACGCACGCCGGGCAGGCGCACGATATCGGGCGTGGCCTGGTCGCCGCGTTTCTTCTGGCCTTCGTCCAGGAAGGTTTCGACATTGGTAATATCGCCATAGTCGCCCACGGCTTCGCGCAGCTGGTTGCCGACGGTCGATTTGCCGTTGGCGGCCGTCGGCCCCCACCAGATATGGAAGATCTGCGCGCCCATCTCGCCGGTCATGTTGTAACCGGCCCATTGCTGCAGGTAGCGGCGGCGATCGGCCTTCGGCTGCGCCCAGTGCACCAGCTTTTCGAATTCCGGCGCCTTGGCGTCAGGATCATAGGCGCAGGCTGCCATCTTCGTCAGCATGTCTTCGCGATTGTGCGGATGCAGCTCGACCCGGCCGGAGCCGCGATCATCCGGCCGAATGAAATGCAGCGTGCCGTTCTCGCAATTGAGCATCATCGGATTTTGATCGAAATCCGTGATCAGCACCGTCAGCCAGCGTTCGGCCAGGCCGGCGATGCACCCCAGCTTGCCCGACGATTCCGACGTGCGCCCCCATTTGCGCAGCAGTGCGCTTTGCGTCGTGCTGTTGGATTTGCCGACCAGGATCAGCTCATCCATGCCATACGGATTATCTTCGTCCTGGAAGCCGGTATCGCGCACGAACCAGCCCTCTTGCTGGATGGCGCGGATGGTATCGTGGACGGCCGCCTTCACTTCGGCCGGCGCTTTGTCCTTCTCCTGATCGAGCACCTTCCAGCGGCGCCCGTCCCATTTCAGCCAGCCCTTGGCCGTGGTGTAGCGGAAATCGCGGCCGTAGCGCTCGCGGAACCGTTCGGCATTGCCGAGATCCGTCAAAGGATAGCCCGCGCATCGCATCATGATGAGCATCGGACCAAGGTCGAGCGGCTTCTGCGCGCCAGCTTGGAGCGATGCTTTCACGTCGTTCGGATCGAGCCCGTCGACGAAGCCGAACTTATCGTCCAGCGCCAGCATGGCGGCCGTTTCGTCGACCAGGCCGGCGCCAACGCGGAGGCCGATGGTGAAAGCGAGCTTTTTCACCAGGTCGGCCTTGCTGTCGGCCGTGTCGAGCGCGTCCACGGTGCCGGCAATGCGCTTTTCCAGCCATTTCGCCGCCACGGCCTTCAGCCGTCCCCGCACCGCCACCGGCTGATCGGAGAGACGTTCCACCCTTCCGGATTGGAAGCTTGCCGTTGCTTGCGGCACCGCCGCAGCGGGGTGCGGGGCGGACGCGGCCGGAGCCTCGTCGGGAGGCGGGGCGAAATCACGCCAGCCACTGCCGAAGCTGCCGCCCGATGCGGCGCGGCGCTGGGCGTTCTCGGCACGCCGCTCGGCATTCTCGCGCACCTCGCTGAGATCGCGGGGCACGGCGATGCCCGCGCTAAGGCCGTTTTCAATCGTGCCCTGGCTTTTGGTGAAATCCGGCCATTCGCGCGCGACAGCTTCAAGCATCGTCCGCGCGATCGCTTCGTCGAGCGCGCCGGCGCCGACCAGCTGGCCCAGCGCGTAGGATGACGCGTTCAGATTATTGTTGCGCGTGCCCTGGACCGAACCGCGCAGCTCCGCGATCTCGCGATCGAGCGCCTTCAACGCATAGGCGCGCACCGCCTCATTGGCATCGGGGACGATCGTCGGCCGCTGCGCCTGCGCGCCTGGCGCGGGCTGCGCTGCAGCGCTCTTCGGCCATTTCGTCCAAAGCCGATCGAACAGATCGTCACCATGCCCGCGGCCGCGCAGCAGCTCGATCACGGCCGCCTTGCTTGAAAGGCGAAGGATCTCGATCAGCGAGGCCGGCGCTTCGGCCGGCTCGATATCCTGGCGACCAGCCAGCCAGCGATAGCGCCCTGCGGCCGCATTCTCGCCGCCGAGGCTGTTGCTGGGCGGCGCGATGACGTAACCGCCACGGCCGCGCACGTCGACATGATCGGGCAGCACGCCGCGGTTGCGGATCTCGCCGGCATCGTCGCGCGGTTGCTTCAGATAGACATGCACCCCGCCCGAGGGCGTCACGGCCACCAGGCTGACCGGAACCGGACAGCCGAGCATCGCTTCAAGATTGGCCTTCAGGCTTTCGAGCGTCCAGACTTCGCCGGTCTCCTGGTCGACGCGCGGATCGAAATCGAGCGCGAAGAGCCCGTTGCGCCCCATGGCGGCGCCGATCTGCGCGTTCGGCCAGCGCCGCCACCATTCGGTGATGACCGCTTCGTCCGTGGTGGCATCCTTCACGCCATTGCCGACATAAGGCGACTTGCAGCGCGGAATCTTCTCTTCGCCCTTGGCGTTGGTGTAGGGCGCACCGTCGCTTTCGCGGCACGGGAACACAGGCCAGCCCGCCCGCGCATATTGCAGCGCTGCCGATCCCATTGGCGATGGAATGGTCGGAGCGTTCAATTCCCGCACATCCCTTGACAGTCGAGGTCGAAGCCAAGCTGGTCGGGATCAACGTCGTTTAGGGGTGCTTCATCAAGTGGCAGCAGGGAGCTGTGCATGTATTCACGGCCACGCATCTTATAGAACTGGCCCTCGCGCAGCGCACGATCGATCAACACCGCATCAGCGAAATCCGCTGGCGCCTCATCTCGCATCGCGCGCCACATTGCATTTGTATGGAAGGGGCAGCCTATGCAGGCAGATTTAGGCGGAGTTGGGTATTGTCTTTCTTCCAAATACTTAAGGCACGCGTTTCTATCCATATTCGCTTCGATCAAAGGCCAGCGATTGATTGTCCATCGATCAAAGGAAGGCTTCATTCTCACTACTTCATCGGTCGAAATCCCAATCCACTGTTCGACGCGTATGCCAGCAGAGATACGCTGCCGAGGCAGGTAGCCAATCAGCTCGCGCACCTTTCGCTTGATCGGCACCAATTTAAAATCCTTGGTGCACTGGCGCTTACCCATGCCTTTCGATCCATCGGGGTTGCGTATGAACCACGGGACCGATGCGAACCGCTGCCCGGTGCTATTCTTACCTTCGACGATCGCCGTTCGGATGTTGCCCGAGCTAACCCGATAGACCGGAAATGGAAGCTGAGTTTCTAACCAATCCAAATGCCGGAGAACGGCCGGTGGCTCCCAGCCCGTATCTGCAAATATGGCAGCATCGGGCATTGGGCCGATGTCACCTCGGGCAGCCATGAGGGCCAACGTGCTAGATTGCACGCCAGCGCCCAACGAAAGAAACCGGCCCGTTGCATCACTCACCGGCGCACTGAGGGTTGGCCAATGGTTGACGAGATATCCGTCAGGACCGCGCTCGATCACTTCGCCACCTTCGGAACCTTGCGTTCATTGCGGCCACAGAGGCGGCACCAGCGGCAGACATCGGTGCTTCTCTTGATCTTGCGTTCGAAGTTGCGGTCAGCGCCAATGATGACGTGCGCGATTTCCACCTTCACGCCGGCGCCCACGGCCGCCTTGACCAGGCGCGAGCCCCGGCCCTTCAGATGTTCGTCAAGCCGCGCCGCGATATCTTCCTGATCGGTCCAGCCGACATAATGCCGCGCATGCTTGAAGGGCGGCTCGAAGTGCAGGACATAGACCGCGCTCAAGGCCGTTGCCTCCGTACGGTGGCCCGCAAGGCTGCCAGGCGGCGCGTGCGCCGCACCTTCGCCGCCAGCAGCCCGTCATCCGCGATCAGCAAGGGGATGACCCTGGCAGCGTGGATCACGGTGGTATGGTCGCGGTTGAGCAACCGGCCGATCTGCGGCAGGGAAAGCGGCGTCATTTCCTTCGCGAGGAACATCGCCGCCTGCCGGGCGCGCGCAGCGACGCGATCCCGCCGCTCGCTCATTACGTCGCGCAGGCTGATGTCGAACGCGACGCAGGCCGCTTCGACGATCTCATGCACGAAGGGCCGGATGGCCGCTGGCGTCTCGGGCTCTTGGTCTAAGGCTGCAGGCACGCGAAATCGCTCCCGGAATCGGGGTGAATGGATTGTCCGTCTCTCCGGGTGTCACGCCATCATCGGCGCGCGTGGCGGCGTCCCCACGCGCTGAAAGTCGTCAGCTAGAAGGGCACATCATCATCGAGATCGCCGCCAAAGGGGTCGAAATCCTGGCGGCTCGAACCGCCCGACGATGCTCCAGCGCCGGCGCTGCGATCGCCGCCCTCGGCACGATCGAGCAGCACCATCTTCGCGTTGAAGCCCTGCAGCACCACTTCGGTGGTGTAGCGCTCCACGCCCTGCTGATCGGTCCATTTGCGCGTCTGCAGCTGGCCTTCGAGATAGACCTTGCTGCCCTTGCGCAAGTAACGCTCGGCGGCAGTCGCAATGCCTTCGTTGAAGATGGCCACCGAATGCCACTCGGTCTTTTCGCGCCGCTCGCCGGTCGCGCGATCCTTCCAGCTTTCGGACGTGGCGACGCGGAGGTTCACCACCTTGCCGCCGCTCTGAAAGCTGCGCGATTCCGGATCGCGGCCAAGATTGCCGACCAGGATGACTTTATTCACTGAACCGGCCATTATGCGCAGCCTGCGCCTAAACGCCCCTCAAGCAGGTAAGGCTTCGCGGGGGCGCTGGATGACCATCTTTTACTTTGCGGATGGTGGAAGGCCATGTAATCCGCCCGCTGCGCATCTATTGGCAACTTGAGATCAGTGAAGTTGACGATTTTGCAACTCACGCCCGCCCGCTGAACGGCCTCGCGCGATAACGTTGTCAAATGAACACAGTCCGGCTCCAACCGGTGCCGCTTGGCGTCCCATCCATCCACGACAGCCGCAGCGCCAAACATCCGCAAAAGGTGCCCGCTGTTTCGCGTTTTGCCGCATGCAGGCGGCCCACAAACCACAACCGTACCCATGGTACTCTCCAACTAATTGTTTGCTCAAACGCGCATCGGCATCAGCACGCCGAAAAAGGCGCTGTCGCTAGGGTTACGGATCAAGGCCGGGCCGGTGGTGTCAGTAATCCCGAACGCCAGTTCGTTGCCGCGAATGGCGTCGAGCATGTCGAGCAAGTAACGGCCATTGTAGCCGACGGTGAAATTCAGCGGCAGGTCATGCTGGCATGGGAAATCGATCGACGCCGATCCGCCAAAATCATGCCATTCAGCCGAAACGGTCACCCGATCAGCGGCGAATACGAACTTCATGGCTGGCGTGCGCTTGCTTTCCGTGCCGGCCGAGACGGCACGCACCGCGCGTTTCAGATCCGCGGCTGCCATCAATGCTTTGTGGCCGCAATTCTGCGGGATCACGCGCGCATAATCGGGATATTTGCCCTCGATCAGCTTCAGCGTTAGTTCCCAGCCGATCTTGCGCTGTTCGCCCGCGAAGCGAAATCGCCACGCCGCCGGCTTTTCGGGCGTGGTGCTATCGACCGCGTTCAGCAGCACGGTAGGGCCGGCCACCAGCGCCACCGGCTGATCGCCCTTGCCGAGATCCAGGAGCCTTTCGAGCGCGCGCCGCGGGATGATGATGCCCTCTTCGGGCAGCGTACCGACGGCATCCGGCCATGCCAGATCAGCGACCAACAGCCGGTGCCCGTCAGTCGCGGCCGCGCGATAGGTCCAGCCATCGAGGTGGCGGATATGGACGCCGTTGAGATAATAGCGGGTTTCTTCGGTCGATATCGCGCTTTGCAGTCGCGCGAGCTGGCGAAGATGGTCGGCGCCTAGCGTAGCCGTGAAGCTTTCTTCAGCGATTGCGAAACCGGTCTCGGGCCAGTCGTCGACAAACCCGACTGCGTCGCTTCTGAACTTGGCGACGAAGCCATTCGCATCCAGCGCGACGCCGGCGTTCGCATCGGGCGTGATGGCGATGTCCGCCCCACCGACGGCACCGATCGCGGCAACCAGCGCCCGCGGGTTCGGCAGCATGAAGCGCGCCTCGCCTTCGCCGCCGCGTGCCGTGCGCGCTTTCAGCAACATGTCCAGGTCAGTTCCCGAAGCCTCGAAATGGCCATTCGCTATGCAGCGAACGCCCGAGAGGATCGGGATAGTGGTGCGTTTTTCGACAACAGACGCGGCGATCGCCACTGCACGCCGAAAGTCGCCGTTACTTATACTGATCATATAGCCCCCCGCATCGACAAGACGACATGCCCGCCGTCCTTTGTCTCGAACCCAACTTCATTGTGGCGTGGCCCGGTGAATACTTCGCCGATCTCCGGCACGCCGGCGCGTTCAAGTGCGGCCTTCACCACCTTGCACAGCGCCTCGATCTCCGCGTCTTGAAGCCGGATGCTCATGCCAACACCTCACGAACGAAGCGCCACAATTCATCCTCGCTGAGCTGGAAGCGATCGAAGTCAGCATCAGGCTCTACGTTGACCGCACATACCGAATGCGCGCCAAACTCGCCCTCGCTTGTCTTCGTCATGATGGTAGCCACACGGCCATCCCCGCCGGGTTGCGTGCTATGGAAAACATAGGGGAGCATTGAATATGTTTCGCCGGCAGCAACGGTCTCCCGACTGATCTCGCCAATGCGGCGCAAGCAAAGGTGCGCCAGCCATGGCCGACCGCCGAACTTCGATCGCGCGCCTTCGTGCAGATAGGCTATGTGCGTGGTCAGAGCCCGGTCCCCCACGATTTCGAAGGCATGGGTTACGTTGATCTGCTCGCCGATCAGTACGCGGCTCCGAAAGCCGAACCGATGATCGTGGATTTGCGAATGTTCGAAACATCTCCGGCGGGGCAGTCCCGGATGCCAGACATGCATGCGCTGGTTACCTTCCAGCTTGATTTGTATGAAGCCGAGCCCGTGCAGGCTGATGGCACCTTCGATCGGTTTGAACGCGCTCACCACAGCTTCCCCTGATGCTTGAAAACCGCCGCCGTGATCAGCGCCGCACCGCCCAACACCATCAGCATCGCGCCGACGATCAATCCTGCAATGAACTGCATTCGCCCTCTCCCACTCGCGCCGGCATTTTTGCCAGGCGCGTCTCGCCCATCGTTTCGATCTCAATCAGTCCGAACCCGGCCAGCTTGCGGATGCGATAGCTCGCGTCGTGCCGGCTCTTGCAGCCGCACCGCGCCGCTATGGAACGGTTGGTCGGCAGCTCCTGCCCTGCGCGGGCGTAGCGCTTCAGCAGCCGCAGCACCGCGCGTTCGATCTCATCCAGCCGTGGCCCGCCGCGCCGCACGGCGCGCAATCGTGCCCCGTCGCGGCCCATGGCGGTCCGTCGGGTGATCAGATATTCGCCCTCGCCGCTGGCGCCGCGCCGGAAATTGGCCTGCACCACCCCGGCGTCGATCAGCCCGCGCACCGCGCCGGCGATCGGCCCCCCGTGCAGCGCGGCCCCGCGCGCATAGACCAGCTCGCCCGGACCATCACCCTGGGCGAACGCGCGGACGGCGCGGAAATCAGCCTGATAGAGTCCCATGCATCCCCCCATCGCCGATGATCGGCGCGCTCCCGTCAGCCACGTGCAGCGCCTTGCCCAGCGCCGCATGCAGCCCGTATGCTGTCCCGCGATCCACCGCGGCGATCAGGCCGGGCAGCTTCACGAAAAACCCGTCGTCGAACGGCCACACTTCGGCGATCGGCCCCGCGCCGATCGAGCCAAGCGTGTCCATCCGCACCGTGACGGGCGAGAATTCCTGTTGGGGAAGACGCGGCAGCTCCGATGCCGCCAGCTCCGTCCCTGGGGGCGGCGGCACGTCCTCGCATTCGCTTTCGAAGCCGATGCCGTACCAGGTGGGCGGAAACCGATCGAACATGTCCGGCAGAATGCAGCCGTCGGTCGCCCGCGCGATGATCTCGCACATGGCGTCGCCGGGCTGCAGCACGCCGATCAGGATGCGGTCGATATCGGTAAGGCTGATGCCCTCGATCCCGTCGAACGCGCACTGCCGGGTGCTGTCGCGCATCAGCCATTCGGCCAGCGATCGCGCACCGAGGCTCAGCTTTTGTAGTCGCGTGGCGTCGCTGTAGCTGCCGCTGTAGCTGCACAGCACGCAGGCACGCAGCAGCTCCGGCCCCTCGGACTTGCCGATGGCCTGGAAGGCATCGCTCGGCACACGCCAGCCGACAGGTCGCGCGGCCCGCTGACACTCAGTCATCGCTCAGCATTCCCACGGCCTTGGCGACCAGGCGCCGCGCGCGCGATTTCAGCTTGGCGCCTTCGACATGGTCGATTCGCCCGTCTTTCTCGGCGTCCAGGATTTCGAAGGTCAGCATGGAGGCTTCGGCGCCCAGCTCATGCCAGTTGGCATCGTCGGGCGCGATCGGCGCCAGCTTGAAGCCCGAGGGCGCGATCAGCATGTTGCCGGCTTCGGTCGGCAGCACCGGCAGCAGCGCGAGCAGGACCGGATACGGCATCGTCGTGCCCTGCGCGTAGCTCTTCAGCGAGGATACCGGCACGCCGCTCGCTTCCGCGAGCGCGCCCCAGCTGGATATGCGCTTGCCGATGCCGACGAACATGCGGAAGACTTCGGCCTGCACGGCAACAGGATCGCGCCCGAAACGATTATCGTCGATCATGATCCCGTCGCCCCCATGCTGCTAGAAGCAGCGCCATGGTTCAGTTGCTTTGCGTTCTCTTCAGGCTCGGTCACTTCATGCAGCCGCATGAATTCCAGGATGCGATTCGCGGTGCGAAGCGACGGCGACCGTCCTTCGCGAAGCGTCTGAATGAGATGCGATTGACCCGTGGCGAGCCGCCCGAATCGCGTCGGTTTCATGCCCGTGCGATCCAGAAAGCCGTCGATCTGTTCGATCAATGCATGGTCGGTGAGAGCGTTCATGCGCAGAACTGATAGACACCTTTAGATCTCACTTCAAGAGGAAATGACACCTATAAGTGCGATTACCTATGACACCAATTTGGCCCATATTTGTGTCATGTCAGAAAAGTCGCAAAATCCTGACGTTTCCGAGCTGTTTCGGATCGTCGACAGCTTCCGGCCCGATGGGTTGTCCGATCGGGATTGGGCCAAGAAAGCCGGCGTCAGCCGCGCTGCAATCTATAATCTGAAAATCGGCAAGGTGCCGCGCTCCGATAATCTCGAACGCATCCTTGACGCGGTCGGCGTCACCCTCGCGCAGTTCGAAGCCGCCAAGGGCGGCCGCATTGTCGAGCAGCGCGAGCCTGCGAGGGATGTCCAGCTGCGCGAGCCGCCTGTGCCCTTTCGCCCGCGCGAGCTGCCGCGGGACGTGCCTGTCTATGGCACCGCCCAGGGCCACGATCTGAGCCGCAATGGAGATCACCCAATCACGGTCGCAACGACGACATACGAGCCCGGCGATGTCGTCGATTATCTGCGCCGGCCGCCTGTGCTGGTCGGCCGTGATGACGTTTACGGGCTCTACATCGTCGGCGATTCGATGTCCCCGCGGTATGAGCAGGGCGAGCCGATCTATGTCGATCCCCGCCGGCCGGCGTCGCTCGGCGATTATGTGATCGTTCAGCTGATGCGGCATGACGAAGAAGGCAGCGAGTTTGTCACGGCCGTCATCAAGCGGCTGATCCGCCGAACCGCCAATTATATCGAGCTGGAGCAGTTTCAGCCTGCCGGCATTTTTCGTCTCGATATCCGCGAGGTCGGCGCCGTCCACCGCGTCATGACGCCGTCGGATTTGATGGCCGTCTGATCAGCCCCAGGTGCGATAGATCGACAGCGTTCGCGGGCTGCTGCAATGAATATGGATCGATCGCGCCGCCATGGCTGGCGATTCGAACCGCGTTCCATCGCTGCGCACGAACATCGCCCAGGGCGCCGTCGTCGTCCCGGCCAGCACGTCAGCTGATCCCGTCAGCTCATAATCGCCGTTGAGCGTCCATTCGCATTCGGTGAAGGGTTGAAAGGTTCCATTGGAGACTTCGAGGCCGTCGCCACGACTCGATACCTTGATCTTTGCATCATCAGCCTGGCTGCGCGCCTTCGGCCCGAGCAGGCCGAACAGCATGAGAGCGACAAAGCCGACGACGACGATCAGCGCGATCACGTTAAGCGTCGACCCTTTCTTCCGCCCATAGCGTAACAGGTCGGTCCCGCAAAAGCGGCACAGCCGCGCATCGTCCTGGATTTCCTCGGCGCAAGCCGGACATTTTTTCATCGTGTCACCCTTGGAAGACCCTGCCCTGGTGTCGCGTCACACGCAACGACACCTTTTTGTGCATCATTGACTTGACTGACATCTTTAGGTGTCATATTTCGATGTCACCCGAACAGGAGGTTCCCATGCTTCAGTCCGAAACGCTTTTCCCGCATCCCGGCAGCCGCGCCCATGTGAAGCCCGAGGGCGTCACGGTCCGCGTGATCCAGCGCAACGCCAACGGCACCCTCAAGGTGTTTGGCCGCGCCCGCGATGGCAGCACCATCGATCGCACCGTCGAGCTGTCCGATCTGGTGCCGCTCGGCGCGCATACCCGCGCCGATCGCGCCGCGCTTGCCGCCATGGGTGCGGGCGCGTACGAAGCGGCTGCACGTTGATGCCCCGCGAGCCCTGGCCGCAGCAGCTCGCGCCGGTGCGCGACGACATGATCGCGGTCGCGCGCGGCCTGGTCGGCGGCGTCAGCGTCATCGCCGTGCTGATTGCCATCAACCGCGGCCTGCCGATGCTCAGCGCTTGGCTGCTGTCATGAGCGCTCCCGCCGACTTCCTCGCCATCGTTGCCGACGTGGCCCGCGCGCGGGATGCCGCTCAGGCGGCGGAAGCTCTTGTCACCGCGGCGCTCGATGCCCGCTCGGCGGCAAATGAGCGCCTCCGCGACGCCGAAAAACAGCTCAACGCGTCCATCGACAGCATGATCGCCGGAAACCGTGTCCCACGCGCCGCCAGAGACTGACCGCCTCTGCAGCGAGGATTGGGAATCGCTGCAGCGCTACACCGCGCACATGCATGCCGAGCGGGCGCGCGCTTTTCCTTTGCGCGTCGAAGCCGGAAAGATGGACCGGGCCGATGCCGATCGCGGCATCCGCATCATGGGCGCGATCGCCGCCGACGTGCATATGTTCGTGACGACAGAGCCGCGCCCAGCGGACGCGCCCGCCGCAACCTTGGACGAAATTCTAACCGAACTGACCGTCGCCGGCCGCCGTGCACGCGCGCTCGCGAACAGCAAGCCGAGCGATCGCACCGCCGAGCAACGCGCGATCGCGATCGATCTGCTGCACGCCCAATATCTGCGCCCGTTCAACTTCGTCCGCTGCGCCGAAACCACGCTGGCGCTCCGCGCCAGGATCGCCGCCGAGCGCGCCGCTGCGGCGCTGAAGGAAGCGGCATGACGCCGGCAAACGATAATCGCGGCTGGGCCGACGAAGTCGAAGGGGATATGGCGTGAACATGATGGCCACGCAGCGCGGGCGCGATATCGACAGGCTAGGATACCCTCTTCCATGCGAACCGATAACCGGGTGCGCATATTGGAGACTAAACCTGATATTGGTGTGCACCATACCACACTGGGGGGAATGGCAGAAAGGCCGCGCCATGGCGGAGATCATCCCGGAGATCCGTCGGATGATCGAACAATGGGATGCCGCGTATCCCCTCGTTGAAAAGTCCGACAGCCAAGAGCGGACGGCGTGAGCGCATGAAACACGAACGCCTCGCCATGCTGCCCGATTGGCCGCGCCTGATGGATGCGGACACGGCCGCGCTCTATCTCGGCATCAGCCGGTCGCTCTTCCTCGATCGCGTCAAGCGCAAGGTCTATCCGGCCGCGCTGCGCGAGGAAGATGACAGCCGCGTGGCCTGGGATCGCTGTGCGATCGACGCCACCCTTGACCTGCGTTCCGGCCTGCAACAGTCTCGCGCCCCGGCAGCGCGCGAGATCGACACATGGGCCGACCTTTGATTCCCAACCTCTACATATCGCAGGGGCTCAATTATTACCGTCACCGCGTCGGCGGGAAGCGCGTCTATCATCGCCTGCCGGCGCTCGACGATCCCGAATTCTGGCCAACCTATAAGGCGCTGCATGAGCCCCAGGCCGTGCCCGAACGCCTGCCGCCAGTGCCTGAAAGCATCGGCGCGCTGATCGAGGATTTCCGCGGCAGCGCCGAATTCAAGAATGTCGAAAGCAGCGAGACCGTGTCCAACTATCTGCGCTATCTCGACATGATCGGCGAGAAGCACGGCCACCGCCTGGTCAAGCAGGTCCGGCCTGCGCACGTCTATAAGATGCGCGACACCATGGCCGAGACGCCGGGAAAGGCCAATAACTGGCTGACCGTCTTCCGCCTCCTGATGGGTCACGCGTGCAAGATCGATTGGATCGCGCACAACCCGGCGGCCGGGATCAAGGCGCTGGCGATCGGCGAATATGAGCCATGGCCGGCCGATCTGCTGCGCGTCGCCTTCGAGGTTGCCACGCCCATGACGCGGATGCTGGTCGCAACCGCGCTATGCTCGGGCCAGCGCAACAGCGATATCATCCGGATGCAATATGGCTGGATCCAGGACGATATCATGTCGTTCGAGCAGCAGAAGACAGGCGTTCCCGTCTCGATCCCCTTGCATCCACTCTGGAAGGAAGAGCTGGCACGGCTTCCGCGCCGGTCGGTCACACTCGTCTATGATCGCCAAGGCAAGCCGTTCGGCACCACTGGCGCCGTGCAAAGCCGCATCCGCGCCCTGATGGCGCATGAGGCGGTGCAGGAAGTGATCGCCGACATGGTCGCACGCGAGACGGTCAAACCGGACACCGATTTCGTGCTTCACGGCCTTCGCAAGAATGCCTGCTGCTACCTTTTGGAGCTGGGCTTGAGCGACAATCAGATCGGCTCGATGCTCGGCATGTCGCCTAAGATGGTGCGCCATTATGGCAAGCGGGCGAGGGCGCTGATGATCGCCAAGACAGCGGCCGAAAGCGTCCGCTCCGGCACCCTCATTCAATTGGGTGGGTTAAATCAGATCGCCAAGGTGGGTTAAACTGCGGCAGTGCCGCTTACCTATACCCACGGATTTCTGCGGCTGGTGACCCCAACGGGACTCGAACCCGTGTTTTCGCCGTGGACAGGAAATCTGCCCTAGAATCAATGGCGCTTATCCAAAATGTGGCCGGTAGTGGTGCACGGAAATCTGCGCCAGAAACCACCATGGGTTAAAAAATCCTTAGCTTGGTCGGTGCAGTTAATGTGTAGCTAGTGTGTAGATTTGGCTTGCGCGCGCTTCCGTGAGTGTGTATATGATGTGTATCGAAAGGGCGGCAAGATGCGTAGCGGCGAAGTCATCAAGAAGATCGAAAAAGATGGATGGTTCGAGGTTCGCCAGTCCGGAAGCCACAAGCAATTCCGGCACCATACCAAGGGCGGCACAGTCACCGTTCCGCACCCGAAGGCGGACATGGCGATCGGGACGCTCAAGAGTATCGAGAAGCAAAGCGGGGTGAAGCTCAGATAAGAGCCCGCCCCAATGTAACCACCACACAGGAGGCAGTAATGGCCACCGTTTTTTATCCAGCGATCGTCGAACGCGCAGCCGACGGATACAGCGTGTTTTTCCCGGATCTTCCCGGCTGCGCCTCAGCTGGCGCCACCGTACAGGAAGCCGCGCGCAACGCCGAGCAGGCCCTTGACGGTCATTTGCTCGTTTCGGCCGAACATGGCGATAAGCTCGCCGATCCATCCGAGCTTGATGCGATCGAGGCCGATCCGGAAGTGGACGAAGTCGCGCGCATCCTCGTTCGGGCAGAGCGTCCCGGCAAGGCCGTCAGGGTCAACGTCATGCTCGACGAAGGCTTGCTGGCCGCGATCGATCGCGTCGCGGGCAACCGCTCGCGCTTCCTCTCGGATGCGGCGCGCGCGGCACTGCGAACGCCAGCCTGATCAGTAAGGCTTGCCGTCGATCGTGTTGCCCCGCTTGGTCATCGTGGCGGGAATGCGCATGGTCGCCTTGACCTTGCCCGAGGTGACCTGATTGTCGTTCGCCGCGCCGGTGGTGCCCGGCAGGTCGAACCGGATCGCATTGTTATAGCTGATCATCCGCACGACGTTGCCGATCACATTGAGATCGAGGTTTGACTTCGGCGATCCGAAATCGTTGATCGCCTGCCCATCAAACCAGAGATCGTTCGCCACCACGTCCAGCCCGCGATTCGCCATCAGCTGCGCGAAATCGCGGTGGCTGCCCGGATTGTAGAAGCTGTTGCGCGCGGTGTTGCGGCTGATCGTGTTGCGGATAGCGCCATAGGGCGTCAGGTTCGAATAATCGATGCAGTCATCACCTATCCCTGAAAAGGCATTGCCTTCGGTCCGGATGCCCGCGCCGCCATAGAAGACGACGCCCCGGCTCAGATCGCTGATGCTGTTGCCGGCGATGCGGATATTGCGATTGTCGGCGGTTCGGCCGAAAACGGCAGTGCCGGTGTGATCGACCCCGTCGAATTCGCCATCTTCGAAGCTGATCGCCTCGCTGTTTTCCAGCCGCACCACCGCCTGGCCCGGCGCCATTCCCGCCGACCCGGCGAACCGAATGCCGCGAAAGGTGAGACCCGCCGCATTCTTGATCACACCGGCCGAGAATTTGACGCCGGGCTGGCCGATCAGGATCACCGGCGGCGACTTGCGGATGCCGCTGATATTGGCGCTGTAGCCGCCAGGCGCGAGCGCGAAGGTTTCGCCGCCCTTCGCACCCGAAAGCAGGTTCAGCAGTGCCGTCTGACCGGAAACCACCCTGGCCGCCGGCGCGGGCGCGGGAGCTTCCACGGCGGCGACAGGCGCGGGCGCGATCGGTGCCAGATAGGACTTCGCCCAGGCTACCTGATCGGCGCTGTAATTCTTCTCGGGATGCGCCAGGATGTAGCGCGCATCAGCGGCCTTGTCGGCAAGCGCAGGGGCAGCGGGCAGCAGCGCGGCCGCGACGATCGCGGCCAGCATCATATATCTTCGCATCAATAGTCCTTTCGGTGAAAAATCAGTTCGGCCAGGCATCGACCGCGAGCTGGCGCTTGTCGTCGCAAGCCTTCAGGTCGCGATCGCGGGCGCGAAGCGCCTGTTCGGCCTGCCAGCTCGCCAGCGAACCGTCAGGGTTGCGCGCGATCGGCGTCCGCGTGCAGCGTTCCGTCACGGCCTGGGGCGGTTGAGGGCGTGAAGAAACCGAGGCCGGCGGCGTCCGCGTCAATCCCAAGCACCCGGTCAGCAGAAAGGCACTGCACGCGCCCAGCAGCGGTTTGAGCATAATCCCTCACAGTCATCTGAGATTTGAGCGCGGAGGCCGCGAGTGCGCCGACCTGATCGGCATAATGGCCGACAGCAGCGGCACCCCTCGCATAGTCGGCGATCCGTTCGTCGCCGCGCTGCCGTTCGGCATCGATCGAGGCGACGTGCCACGCATCCCGCTCGGCCAGCTTGCCGGCGTCATAGCGCGCGTTGCCGTACATCCAGGCGAGAAAGAGGGCGAGCGCGATGGCGCCCGCCCCCGTGACAAGCTTCGCCAGCATCAGGCTTCCGGCGTGCGCTCATGGATGAACACCGCGAGCAGGCCCGCAACGCCCATCACGGCGACGGAAATCGCCTGCCATTGCGGGTCCGACAATCCGACCGCAGCGGCAAGCCCGGCCAGGCCGGCATAGGTTGAAGGCTCACGCAGCCGCGCAATTATCCAGTCTATCATCATCATGTCCTTTTCAGAGAGGAAGGCAGTTATTCGGCATGCTGAGGCCGATCCCGCACCGGCCGAAGCCGAGTTGCGCGGCGATTGATCAGGCGACGATCGCGTTCATAGGATCGAGCGTCCAATAATACTCAACCCCGTCGAAGCTTTCGGCGCCGGGGAAAGGGTCATGAATCAGCTGCCCGTTGAAGACGACGGCCGCGTGTCGAATGGGCCGCCCCGCGCGGGCATGGCCTTCGGGATAGACGCGACCGCCATATCCGGTTGCGATAGCAAAGCCTTTAGGCGGCCCCTCGCTCAATGGACGCAGATTGATTTCCAGATTGCGGCTCGCCAGCCAGATTTCCCATTCGCGCCAATAATCCCCTTCGAAGGACGGAAGCACTTGGCACACATCACGCAGCGGCATTTCCAGGATCGAGGCGACACAAGCGTTGAAGCAATTGCCGGCACCATCGTTCGCGACAGTGAAGGTCTGAAAAACCGGGATCATTGCTTCTTCCCAAGCTTCAGGGTGAAGGTCCCGGCGAGCTGGTTGACATCCATGCTCATGGTGAAACGGCCCGTGGCATCGACCTCGGCGACCGGGATCGTCACTTCGCCGCCCAACCGATCGAGCATCACAAGCATGAGTTGCTGCCGAAACAGCGCCATGAAGTCGCCGCCGAGATAGGCTTCCGCTTCGGCCGCATTGAGCGTGCGCCCCGGACCGACACTCATGCCTCGATCGCCTTTTTCAGCGGCACTTCGCCGAAGACGTGCAACGGACTGAGCCGCCCCGCGAGCCCGCGCCCCGGCCGCGGCTCGGTACGGATCTCGAAATGCAGATGGAGATCCGGCCCGGTCATCCCACGCGCGTTGCCGCTGTCGCCGGTCAGCGCGATGCACTGGCCTTTTCGAACCGCCTCGCCCTGCGCCACTTCGACTGCGCTCAGATGCGCATAGGCGGCGAACAGCTCGCGCCCTTCGAACAGGAAGGACAGCACGGCAACCCGGCCATAATCCTTGCTGTCATAGATCAGCGCGACCCGCCCATCGGCGATGGCAAAGCAGGCCGTGCCGATCGGCGCCTCGAAATCCCAGCCCTGATGCGCGCGCGGCGCACCATTGGCCTGGTGCCGTACCATGCCGAAGGTGTTCGAGACCGCCCCGCGCCGGATGCGATTCCGGGCGAGCGGCCAGCCTATGGCGCTTTGCATATCTGTCTCCCGTTGAAAAAATTGAGCGTCAGCGCGCGCGGCTACCAGCCGAGCACCCCCGATTGCGGCCGCCACGGGTGAAGCCGATCCTTCACCCATTTTCGATCGCGCCAGGTATTCGGCCGGTGGCGGCGCTCGGGCAGCGGTTCCACGGTCCCGCCGCCCGTCAATGCGAGCGCGAAGTCCGTCTCGCTGCTGAGCCCGGCCGGCGACGCGCTGCCCAGCGCCAGCGCATTGTCATTGACCGCCGCCAGCCCGACGGCGACAAGTTGGACCGCGGCAAGCGCCAGGGCGCTGTCGGTTTCGACCACAAGCCCGGCCGCGCGGATCTGGACCGCCACCAGCGCCAGCGCGGCATCGCTTTCGTCGGCACGCCCGGCGGCCCCCCCCAGCGTGGACGGCAACGCCAGCGCGCTGTCGGCTTCGCTCGCCAGCCCGGCGTCGCCGATCTGGACCGCCGCAAGCGCCAACGCGATATCCGATGTTCCAGCGAGCGCGGCCGCGCGAATCTGCACGCCGCCCAGCGCGAGGGTGCTTCCCGTTTCGGTCGCCAGTCCGACGGCGGCGCGCTGCACCCCCGCCAGCGCGAAACCGCTGTCGGCTTCGGTCGAGAGCCCGACGGCAGCGGCCTGGACAGCCGCCAGCGCGAGCGCGGCGTCCGTCTCGCCAGCTGATCCGACGGGGCGGGCCGATCCGAGCGCCGCGGCGCTATCCGTCGCGCTCGCCAGTCCCGCTGCAAGGGCCTGCACGGCCGCCAGCGCAAGGCTTGCATCGCTCTCTTCCGCCAGCCCGGCGACGCCGCCCTGCCCGGTCGAGAGCGCCAGCGCGCTGTCGCTTTCATCAGCGCGCCCGACGCCCGCGATCTGGACCGCCGCCAGAGCGAGGGCGGTTTCCGATCCGCTCGCCAGCCCGGCCGCTGTGCTCTGTACCGCCGCCAGCGCAAGCGCGGCATCGGTTTCGTCGGCACGTCCAGCCGGGCCGCCCTGGCTTGCGTCGATCTCAAGCACGATCGAGCAGAACACCGAGGCTGAGGAACTTCCCCAGCTGATCGCCGTGCCCGTCTCACCCGAGTTGCGTCGGGCAACCTCATAACCCGTGGTGGGGCTCGAATAGCCGCTGTCGAAGCTCTCGGTATAGCCGGAAGGCGCCGTCATCCCCGAAGGATTGGTGGCATTGAACAGCACCCCGAGGATGCCGTTTGCGCTCTGCGCCGCTGCGCCGAACGTCGGCGCCGGCGTGCCCGCGCTCTGGTTATCCTCCGTCGCATATTGGACGATCGCGTCCAGGCCCGCCTTGCTGATATTATTGACCTGCTGCGCCGCGATGAAGCCGCCACTCGTGCCCCCCGGCGCATGTGTGATCGTCATCGATACCGCCGGCGAGAGTTGGTCGCGGACCCACGCCTCCAACTTGTCGGCGCTGCCGTTCTTCACGGCGCCACAGATCAGCGAATAGGTGCCGCCCTGGTCGTCGGTCGGGGCGGTCGAGCCGGAATAGCCCGTGTGGCCGGTGAAGACGACGATCAGCCGGCCCGCGCTCGACGGCGTCGCCGTAAGGCTCTTCGTCCCGCTGTTCGTGCTGTTGGCGTGGCCGGCACCGAGGTTGGAGATCGAGAGCGCCATGGCCTATCCGCCCTGGATCAGGACGCGCGGTAGAAAACGGCACCGGTCATCTGGATGTCAGCGCCGGACGGCGTCTGCGCGAAGTCGAACAGGCTGACAGGGATGATCGACGAATCGGTTCCGGCGGTGGTGTCCGGATCGTAACAGACCAGCAATTTGCTGATCGCGTTGCCGCTCGCCCCCGCCCAGGTCGTGGTCGGCAGCGAGATATCGTAACGGTTGTTGGCGTGATCCGGTGCAGGAAACGCCGCCAGATCGCTGTCCGTCAGCGTCTTTCGGCCCATCGTCGTCTGCTCGTTTGTCGTGCCCGACAGTACCGCCGCCAGATCCTCCTTGTCGATCAGCGTGGCGTCGCTTTCCAGCCCCGAGGTTTCGATCGGGACGATGATTAGCGCGCTGTTGGCTGGGTCGTTCGATTTGACCCGATTGTAGAGTTCTACCGCCCGTCCCTTGGCGATATTAAAGGCGATGTTGGCCATGATTTCTTCCTTTTCCTAGTCTTTGGGAATAGTTGCGGTGCGCACGGCTTTCGCGGTCGCGAGCGGTGCGTTGACATGTTCGCGGACATGATCGCTGGACTGCGCGATCTGACCGGCCTCGCGCGCCGACGCCAGCTTGAGCTTGCCCTTGCCCCGGATCTTCGCGACCGCTTCGGCCGCCTTCTCCGGTGCCAGCTCGATCGCCAGCAGCAGCGCTTCGAGATCGGCGTGCATGTCCGAATAGCGCTGATGCAGCGCCGCGATCTCCAGCTGGCATGCGCCATGCTGCGCCTCAAGATCATCGATCCGCTTCGCCTGCGCTTGGACCAGGTCAAGCGCGACGCTGTCGCTCTGCGCCCGCTTGCGCCGGCGATGATCCCACAGCTTGACCAGGAAGGCCGTTCCCCCGCCGCCAAGCACAAACGAACCGATCGCCGACCACGGCACCGAAAAGCCGGTGCTCATTGGGCAAGCTGCGCCTCAAGCGCTTCAACCTTGGTTGTCAGCTCTTGCACAGCCGCCACCAGCAACGGCACGATCTTCGACTGATCGACACTCTGAAGCACCAGCCGCGTCCCGGTGCGGGTCCAGCTCGCACCGTCGGGAACCTCATGTTCCGGAATGCCATTGATCTCAATGGCCTCGCCGAGGATGAAGCGGCCCTGATCATCGCGCGCATAGACCAGCGCGGTTCCGATTTCCTCTTCCGCGTCCCTTTCCCCGATGACTGCTTCCGGCACGATCTCGGCCAACTCATGCGCAAGGAAGCCGTCAACCCTGCGGTCCGGCGACACCTTGAAGTTGAACCGATGGACCGGGATCTTGCGGAGGCGCTGCAGCGCATCGGTAAGGGGGGTAATATTTTCCTTTTGCCGATAGTCCGATGTCGTCGTGTATGCAGTGGACGACAGCCCTACCGAGATCAGGCCGTTCTGCGTCGGCGTGCCAGCGACATCGCGCACGAATTGAACCGCGGTATAATCCTGCGTATCGTAGGTGCTGAGCGCATAGCCGCCCGCCGCGCCCGCCATCACACGCACATTACCGCTGCCCTGGATGTCCGCGATGCCGATCGCGCGAAGTCCCGCCATACTGATCCGGCCGGTGGACTGAATACTTATGCGCTCGTTCGTCGTCCCGTCATTATACACCCCGAGCCGATTAGCCGATGTGCTCTTGATCGCTGGCCCGCCGCTATTCCAGCGAATGCTCGGGCTGCTCTGGCTTAGGAGATAGTCCGTACCGTTATAGAAGGGAAAGCGATCCGCGCTAACCTCTTTTGCCACGCCGCTCTGAAGCAATGCCCATGCTTCGGCGCCAGTCAGATTGCCCGCGGACGCGATCGCGCCCGTACCGACTGCAAGATCAACCATTTTCTATCCTTGATTGAAGCGATGAATATTTGACGATTACTTGAGCGTTATGGCGCGACTTCACTTTGACTATGCACCGTCCATGTGCGCTCGGCTGTGAGCGCGAGGCGCCAGAACGGCGTCCCGATCGGAACCTGTTCGACTGACGCGACCGGCGGCAGATCGCTGCCGTCGGCCTGCAAGGTCAGCTGCGGCGCGCCTATGAGCGCCGGACCATTCATCTGCGCGTTCGTGCCGCCGAAGATCGGCCGCGTCGTGCCGTAAAGGATGTTCACCGGCTGCGGCTTCGGCACCGGCGCCGCGAACAATTGCCCCAGCCACGTCACACCCGCGACCGCGTTGACGCTGACCGCGATGCGCTGCACCATGTCGCGCGCTGTCGTTTGGCTGTCGACATAGAGCGAAAGCGGCCAGGGGCGCGCGCTATTAAGCGTGTCGAGCGACGCGTCGTTGATCTTGCCGGTTCCGCCGGACAGGATCGCCAGCCGCCGGATTACATCGCCTGGCAGGCGCGCCCAGCCATCGGTGCCGCTATTGTCGCCATCGATATGATAGCTTTGCTGGCCAGCGAGCGGCGCGCCGTGGCGCACCATTCCCGCAGCCAGGGACGTGGCGAAATTGCCCGCCGAGATCGTCGCCGCAACCAATGCCGCATAGCTCGCATAGTCGCCCACCGATGCCGGGAAGCGCGTCAGCGCGTCGAAGGCCACCGAAACGCCTTGGATCGATCCCGCCGAGCTCAGTTGGATCACCGTGTTGGTCGGATCGATCAGCACGCCCGAAATGAAGCGCGGCGCACCGATCGCCAGCGGCTTCGCCTGCCCCTTTTGCGAGGCGAGCCCTTCGGCGCCGCCGGTACCCAGATATGTCGGCAGCAGCGGCGCATCCAGCCAGCGCGCATCGACGCCGAAAGTAAGGTCCGCGATCCCGTCCGCTATCTGCGGTTGCTCGCTGACACGGCCGCTGAACCGCAGCGTCCAGCTGCCCCATGCATCGCCGGCCTTGCCCGTCCACAGCTGGAAGGGCGCGTTGGCGAAGATGTAGCGCGCGAAATTGGGCCATGGCGCAACCGAAAGCGCGATGCCCGAAGCCGGCGCCTGGATCTGGCGGCTGTCGAAATCGCCGCCGAAGAAATCATAGCCAAGCGCGGGCAGACGCGCGAGCGCGGGCCACCAGGTCACGCCATTGAGGTGGCACACCCGGTCATCGTCGATGCTCGCCGCAGTTATCGTGACCGTCGCCGCCGCGACCGGGTCCCATGCGTCGATCTGGACAAGCACGTCCATCAGCTTTGGCCCATGTCAGAAGCGGCTCAACAGGGTCACGCGCCATTCATGGCCGTTGGCGACGCGCCAGATCGTCCCCAGCTCACCCCCCAATGTACCGAAATACATGCGGTTCTCGCGCTGGGCGTTCGCCGCGGGATCGGTCACCAGCGCGATGCAATCGGTCCCGCCGATCGCTTCCAGCAGCGGTTGCACCGTCGCTTCGACTTCGTCGCGGTAGAGGTTCGCGAAGCCGATCGCGATCGTGCGCTGCTTTGGCGCCTTGCGCGTCAACGGCACCGCGCGGTTGGAAAAGGCGGTCGATCCGAAGTCGCGTACGCCGAAGGCCCCGCCATAGACGAAATTGCGGGTCGGCACGAAGCGCTTGCCGAACACCGCGCGCGCGAGTTGCACATAGTTGGTCGAAAGGCTGCTGACGATCAGCATCCAGTAGCGCGAAGCGGGCGGGCCGCTGACGGCCGGCGCTGACCACAACGCCATCCGCCGCGCCGCGGTCGGGACGACCGTGCCGGCATAGAGATTTTCAGCAACGCTCTGCCAATATTGATTGGCCCCGGTGCCGACGCCGCCGCTGAACGCAGAGCCCTGCGCGCCTGTCGCCGCGCGGATCTGCATCTGCGCGCCTGTCGGCGGCCCCAGGATGCCGAACAGCGCCATCGTGTCGATCGTCACGTCGGCGCCCATGTCGAAGATCAGCGACACGCTCGACGCGGCGGTATTGCTACGCCAGATCACTCCGGCGAAGTCGTTGCCGAGATTGGTCGGCGCGCCCAGCACCGTCGTGGTGCCGCTGACCAGCGACACCGCCGACAATGCCTGCGGCTTGATGATCCATGCATTGGCCATCTTCTATCCGAACAGTTCGAGGGTGGTGATTTCGGTCTCAAGATCGACCTGGTAGCGCGCCACGATGAAGTCGCCCGAAACGCCCTGCTCGCTGTCGATCAGCGTCACAACCGGGATGCCGCCGGTCGGATCGAGCCAGATCAGATCGGCGATCTTGACCGCGAAGCGACGGCGTTCCGCGCCGATCAGCGCCGACCGCATTTCAAGCGCGCGCTGCGCATCGGCGGGGCTGTCGAAAAAGCCTTCAGCCGGATCGACCGCATTATCGCGCGCGTTGGGATACCGCAAATGGATCGCGTCGCTTGTCCAGTTGAGAATCGTCGCCGGCCGTGTCCCGGCGGCATAATCGTCTGGTAGCGCTGTCATCTGAAGCCCCGCACCGTGCCGATGAACGGCGCCGCCGATACCGGGCTGGTGAGATAGCGGCCGAGCAGCGTGCGGACATCGGCGAGGATCTGCGTATTCTGCGCGAGGATATCGGCGGTCGCCTGCGCGGCCGATGCCGTCTGCTTGGTCGCTTCGGCGGTTGCCTTGACGAACGGATTTTCGGCGTTGATGACCGCCGCATTGTCGACCGCCGATATCGCTTTCGCCGTGGCGCCCTTGATCGCATCGAATTCCGCGAAGAACTTATCGGTTGATCCATAAAGGCCGCGCTCGATATCCAGGAAGCTCTGCGCCGCCGACTGATAGGCTTGCTGGTCGATCGACTGGCCGCTGGCGATCTTGTCCAGGAACGGCTGCAACGCGGACCGCGCGGCGGCTTCCTGATCGCGGAGAGACAAGGGCGAGGATGAGCCGAAGTTGAGGCTTTGCAGGAATAGCTTGAGCCCGTCCGCCGATTCGATCGCCTGCTTTTTCACCTGCGCCAGTTCAAGGCCGTAGAGCTTTTGCGCGTCCGCCCATTGCGCGGCCGAAGCGCCGCCTTCCTTCAGCGCGGCGATCGTCTTTTCCCAGCCTTTGTTGAATTCGTCGATCGCTGCGCCAACCGGGTCCTCGATCGCCTTCAGCTGCTTGGGGATCGATTCGATCAGCGCCGCTTTCTCGATCGATTTCTGCAGATCCTTGCCCGAAGCGATGATCTTCTTCGATGCCGCCGATATGCCGGTGATGACACCGTCCTGCAGCGCATCCTGGATCGCCGCTTCAATCGCCGCATCCTGATCCTTGCCGAAGCTCTCGACGCCCGCGCCCTTGGTTCGCCCTTGGCCAGTGGTGTCGACGCGGTAGCTTTTCTTGCGGACGCCGATCGATGTTGAAACGGTACCGTTCAGGTCGCCGCCCAGTTGCTCGGCAATATCGCGCAGCGTGTCGGCGACATTCCCACCCGCATCACTCGCCGCTTTTATACGGCTGTTGCTGTTGCCGCGGGTCGAAATGACGCCGAGTTCGCCACCATCGAAGCCGAGCGTCGCGCTGCCCTTCTTCGCCTTGCCGAACAGCGCGGTCAACACCGGGCTGACCAGCCCCCAGATCTTGCCGCCCTTGATCTGATCATTGCCCAGCAGGTCACTCACCATGCTATTGATCGAAAGCACGGCTCCAACAGGACCTGCTGCAGCAGCGATGCCACTCAAAGCAGCCGATATGCCGCCGCTCGCGGCGGCCGAACTTGTTAGCCCGGTCAATTGCGTCAGGCCGGGACCCGACACACTGCCGCCGAATGTCCCCGCGCCGATGCCGTCGGCGCCTCTTTTGAAGAGCCCAGATGCGAGATTGAGCAAACCGCCGCCTTGGCCCGAGAAAACCCCGTTGAATTGACTTAGGCCACTGATCACATCCGAAATCGAGCTGAGCCTTTGGCCGGAAATCAGCTGCAGGGTATAATAGGCCGCGATTTCGGCGATGACACGCTTGCCTTCGGCCTTGAACTGTTTCCAGATCGAGCCATTGCCTTTGCCCATCGCGCTTTCGTAGAAGTCGGCGAGATCGTTGATCTGCTCTTGGGCCTGGCGCTCCATTTCCTCTTTTTGGCGCGCATATTCGTCATTGGCCTGCCGCGACACGCGCTGCGCGTTCTTGGCCCCGTCTTCGAGCGCCTTTTCCTCGCGAATGAGTGCGTTGAGATCGACCTGTTCGCGCACCCGTGCTTCGAGATTGGCAAGCCGCTCGCGCTCGACGCCGGAAAACTGCTGATAGAGCCGGAACAAGGCATCGTTGAGATCGGCTTCGTAATCCAGCCCTTGCGCGCGCAGCTTGCCAATCTCGACCTGATGTTCAAGTTCGGCCGTTTCCTTTGCAATCGCATCGGTGATGCGCTTCCGCTGATCGGCTTCCTTATCATTTTGATCCGACTTCTTTTTCGCTTTGTCGGGATCGGTGCGATCGCGGCTGTAATATTCGGAAGTCGCCGAATAGGCCGCCGTCAGATCCTCGTTGAATTTCCCGAAGAAGCTGGTCAGCCCGAGCGGGTTATCGCTCCCGCCCGACGGGCGCTTGACGCCGAAACCCTCGCGGAATTTTTCCCGATACTTAGGATCGGTCGCGTAGCCAAGGGGCGAGGCGAAGGCGGCCATCACCTCCACTGCTACGCCCTTCAGGCCGCCCAGCTCGCGGAGCTTGTCGACCAGCGCATCGACCCCGGCAGTGACGCTTTCCAGGCCGCCGACGGCACCGTCATACAACCCGCTCTGCACGACAAGCTCGCGATTGGCGTCGCCGATCGCATCGGTCAGGCGGTCATAGGCGCCCGACAGGCCCTGCGCTTGACTATCCGCCGCGCCCCCGACCTTCTTCTGAAGCGCATCGAGCAGGGCAGTCTGCGCTTCTGCCGTCCGCCCCATTTCGGCCAGATGCTCGATCGTCGCGATCGTATCCGGTCCAAGGAGCTTGAACCCCTTCGACAGGCCGGCAACGCTGCCCTGCGCAAGGTTTTGCAGCACCAGGCCGAGCTTTTCGGTATTGGACGATAGGTCCCCGCCGAATACAGCGGACATGTCAGCCGCGGCGACGATCGCCCGTTTGAACGTGGTGCCGGCCACACCGCTGAAGCTGGTCAGCACCTTTTCGGCGCCGATGATTTCTTCGGCCGCAATCGCCCACGCCGATTCCATCTCTTCGGCGAAATCGACAAGCTGCTGTTGCGCCAGCCCGGTATTGTTGCCCGTGGCGGTGAAAACGGCGCCGAGGCCCTTTACCGCCTTGGTATATTCCTCCGCGTCGCCAAGCCCTTTCCCCATGGCGAGGCCGACCGCGCCGATCGCGCCCGCCGCCACCAACGCAGGGCCGGACAAGCCAGCCAGCGCGCCACCTAACACAGGGATGCGCGACGACACGTCCTGCAGCCCGCTGCCGATCCCGCTCGAAAGGTTTCGCCCGATCGTCGTGCCCGTGCTGCTGAACCGGCGCTCGACATCGCCCAGCGATTTGTTGATCTCGTTGGAGAAACCCGTCGCGTTCAGCTTCAGGCGGGCAATGATATCAGTGCCGGACATGCTTTCCCCAAACGCGGTTGGGCCGCCGCGCATGTGCGCGGCAGCCTGGTTGAAACGAACTTCGAACGATTACTTGCGGGTGATGATGACCCTGATCATTTCGGGATGCTCTTCCGTCCCGAAGATCGTCTTAATCGAGCGCGAGAATTTTTCGACCGGCATGATCCAGTAGCCATTCCTCGCCGCCCAAAGCTCGTAGCTCGCGAAGCATTCCCGCAGATGCGTGGCATCCCGTCGCGTCGGGTTCACGCCGCACGCCATCGCCCACGCCATGACGCTGCCTTCCGTCGGCATCGACTGCGGCCGAGGATCGCTTGCCGTCGCATAAGCCGAAGGCGGCAGATCCACTGATGGCACCGGGAAGCCAAGCTTAGCCCAATATTGCCGCCCCGCTTCCGGACCGTAGAGCCGTTCGGCGTTGCGGATGATCATCTGCGCCACCCGGATCGAGTCGCGATCGTCAGCCGTGCCGAGATACGGGACGAACATCGCTTCATCACCGCCGTCGTTCGACGGCCGCGGGATTTCATAGCGGCCCGTGTTGCGGATCGCCGGGATCACTTCATGCGCCAGCCAGCGCTTGAACGCCTTGGCCGACGGCTTCCGGCTGCGAAACACGAGTTGATACACGCCGGGCTCGGAAACGATAGTCGTTTCCTGCTCGCGCCCGATGGCGTCACTAATAGTGACACCATCCCTTTCATCATCGTCGAGCCGGGAGACCGCTTGACGGGCGTTATCGATTCCCAAGGCCGCGCAGACATCATTAGCGACGAACCACGCCTCACCATCACGATCGACGGCACGCACTAACTGCTCGCCGAAGCCGAAATTTCTCACCACCGCGTTCATGCCAGTTCCCCAACCATCGTGTCGAAGGCCATCTGTTTTTCAAAGCAGGCCGCTATCACCGCCCCAATCCGGCGGGGACGGCCCGCCAGCTGGTCGATCAATTCATTCCGAATCGCCTGCCGCGCCGGTGGGGCGGCATCGCTGAACAAGGCCAAAAGCGCGCGGCCACCCTGCTGGGCGACCACCGTGCCGCAATTGCGAAACCATGCACGACGCCATTCCCGCGCCTGAAATTTGGGCGCTTCCGCCCGTGTCAATCCGGCGAAATCATCGCCCGACAGGCGGACGATTTTTCCGGGCGGCGGAAACCCGCCGATGCTGATATGCTGCGTGGCAGCCATGATCGTCTCCTTGATAGACGGTTCGGGTTAGGGCCGTTGGGATGGTGCAAACATCTCAACGGCTCGTTTTGTAATACCTGCATTCTTGAAATGCAAGAGTGTTTCGGATACTGGCATTCCATGGCCCGAAACCTTGATCAGCTTTTGCAAGTCCGCGTTCACGCCGACTTCTTGAAAAAAATTGATGCGTGGCGTCGGGAGCAAGAGGATCTTCCCTCACGCGCGGAAGCCGTACGCCGTCTTTGCGAACAAATGCTAGACACCAAAAACGATCAGAAATAACACTGCGCGCTTTTAGGATGCATCATGTTTGCTACCCTTATCGCGCTGTCTATTTTGACTCTCCATCCGTCACCAAAACCCACACCATTCTCAAGTAAGGAAAAAGCACAGATCGAGAAGTTTGTTAAAGACGAACTCGCCGATCCACAATCTGCTCAATTCCAGTGGTATATTCCGGTCGATGAGATGATCTACTGCGGTCGAGTGAACGCGAAAAACAAACTCGGCGGATATGTTGGATTTACTCCTTATCAAATACTGTATGTTCGCGACCGAGGCCAGATAGCTGTGACCACTACCACATTGATAATGGACCCAGAAATCATAGAACATCAAGTTTCGTTCAAGATTTGCCTTGAAGCCGGCTACCCAATCCAGTCAGCGCCCTAACCTACGCTTTCCCCGATCGCCGACAACTTCTGAATGGCGCGCCGCGGTAGCGCGGCGCGGTAAGAATTGACGACGGCCTCGATCGAAAACTTGGCCTTGGTCGCCACGAACGGCACCAGCACGAAGATCGGCACCGTCTGCGCCCCGCGAACGAAGCCGCGCCGCTGATCAGCAGCCGTGCGCTTGCGCGTGATCGCCCGGAACGCACCGCTCCGCGCATTCGTGGTGCCTTCGTCGGCCACCAGCAACGCAGGCTTATTGCCCCGATACACATAGCGGAGGCGTTGCCCCGTCTGACGCTCCCATTCACCGGGCGTCAGCCAGCGCGACTTTCCCCGCGACCCCGCTGCTGGAAGCGGGATCGCCAGCCAGCCACCGCTTCGCGCGGCGATACGGCCAGTCTGCGTTAGCGCCTCGATCGCGCCATAGGTGCGGCTGAGGCGGCCCGCTTTCTCGCGATAGCTGTTGAGCCTGATCCAGCCCGCCGGTTCGTTCGCCAGGCGACCAGCGCCTGGGCCATAACCGGAGGTCCAGGCGCGCCACAGATTGCCCGGCGCGGCCTCGCGCGTCTTCTCTTCAAGCGCCCGCTCAGCCTCGCGAACGATCTCGACCAGCGCATCCTTGACCGCCTTCAGATGTAGACGGACGAGCAGATCTCGATTGCGCCGCAACGCTGGCGCGTCAAGGATCAACGATATGTCGAGAAAGCTCACTTCTCGGCTACCCAATGATCCAACATGGCAAAAGCATCCATCAGGGCGGCGGGCTGATCACCCGGTCCGCCTGCTAAGGGCAGCGCAGTTCCGGCCGATATCAGCCCGCCGCCGGCACCTCTGCAGGCGATCCAGAGGTCGACGATGCCCAAGCACCATTGCGGGACCGCGAGCCGCGGGTTTTCTTCCCAGATGATTTTCGAGCCGGGCGGGATTTCCCAGCCGCCGTCGAGGTGTCGTCCGAATCTGAAGTCGCCTGGCCGTCGTCGGACTTCGAGGGCCGCGCGGAGTTTCCCGCTTCGCCGGTGCCATAGAGCAGATTGAAGGCACGAATGCCTGCAAGCTTCAACTCCATCGGCGGCAGCCCGGCCAGGGCCTCAAGCGACACCATGCCGTCGACGCTAGCTGAATGAATGACGGCTGAGCCGTCGAACCGGTTGACGTTCTCCCAGCCCTTACAGAACCGCCGGAAGGCGAGCACAGGAAGGATCTGCCGACGCCGTTCCTGCTGTGCGACCAGTGCGCGATAAGCTGGCCAATGCTCGGAAATCACCTCAGTAACTTCCTTGATCAGCTGACGATCGTCTGCGCTGAGTTCGTCGAGATTGTCGGCAGCAGCCAATTCCAAAACGCGATCGCGATCTGGCGCTTCAGCCAGCAGCGCTGCGATACCTTCAGCTAAAGCCAAGGCCAGATCCCAGGGTGCCACCTCGCCAGCCCGGTGCTCGCCGGCCAGCTCCGCTTCGAAGCTGGCCCGCTCGATCACGCTGCCAACGCGCAGATGATAAACCGGCGGCGCGTCCTCATTTTGTCGATAAGCGGGCGTGAAAGCGACGATTTTTGAAAGACTGATCATCGTGCGCGCCTCAATAGAAACACAGCACGAAATCGGTGTCGCGCGTGTTGGCGTCCTGACTGTTGCTGAGGGCCTGATAGGTTTGCGTCTCGCTGCGAAGCACGCCGCGCAGGCCGGGCTGGGCGTCAGCCGGGGTGACCGCGGGCAGGGTGACGGCCCAGCGGTTGCCGGCGACGGCTCCGAAACGCGCCACCGCCGGAAAGATGTTACCCGCAGTAAGCTGCGTCAGGATATCGCGCGTCGCCACCAGCGTGGCGAGGGGATCGCAGCTGAGCTGCGCCTTGCGCTCGCCGATGATGCCAGGCCCGAAGCCATAGTTCGTGTTCGGATCTTCCGAGCTGATCACGTCGCTGTTGAACTTCAGCGACATGTTCGAGATAGGCAGTCCGTAGCGGTTCACAAGGAAGGCGCCGGAAGGGTTGCTGAGGCCCTGCGTCAGCGTCGGCGCAAGCTGGCCGGGCAGCACGATGCCGCTCGGGATCGCCGCGTCCGTCTTGCCCGCATAAATGCCCTTGATCTTCGCGGTGAAGAAGCCGGGTTTGGCGGTATCGGCCGACAGATCGTCGGGAACGCCGCGGCAGCCGACGAACTTGTGCAGCGTGCCATCCTCATAAATGTAGATGGTCGCCGATGGCTGGTCGGTGGTGCGCGACGCAGCATCCTTCGGGCTGGTCGGCGCATAGGTCCAGTTCGCCGGCAGCGCCGCGAGCGTCGAAGTCGTCAGGACCGGGCTGAACGTATCGGTCAGCGTCGCGATCTTGCCCGCCGTATAATCGGTAACGAACGGGATCTGACCGGCGCCAGGGCCGACGCTGAGCACCAGCGGCATGCCGCGGTACATCTGAGCCGTGGTGCCGAATCCGGTTCCGAGCGTGCCGGTGGTGCCGGAGCCGGCGGCCAGCGCCGCGGCCGAAACCGCGGCCGTGAACTGGCCGCGAAGGCCGCACATGGTGAAAAGCGCATGATGCGGCGGTTTCACCGATCCTGTGTAGGTCGCCGCCGCCCCCTTCAGCCGCACGCGGATCGAAAGTTCAGCAGCCTGGCCGACGATCATCGGCGCGCCGGCGGCCATCGATCCGGTCGCTTCGTTCGAATCTTCCGACGTGTAGGGGTAGTTGTAGGAGTAGCCGTCTTCTTCGAACGGGATCGCATCAGCGGCAACCGGCGCGGCATCGACGCCCTCAGTCGCCTCGCCCTTGATGAGGATCGCGACGTTCGCCCTGCGGATAGTCAAATCGGCCATTGCGGCAGTCCTTTTCTAAAGTTGCGCGGGATCGCCGCGCCGGGTTGCGTATTGGATCGTGAATTCGACCAGGAAACCGAGACGGCGCTTGCTCGCCAGCTCGGCGGTGTCGCAAACCAACCGGCCTTCCTCGACGGATTCGGCGAGGCCGTTGATCGGCGGATCGGCCATCATGATGGCGATCGTGTCGGCGTAGAGCGCGTTGCGGGCGGCGCAGGCTGCATCGCCCGAGCCGCCTTCGATATAGCCCTCGACCTTGACCGTCAGTTCATAGCGGACCGTTCCCGCCTCGCGCTCGATCGGTTCCTGGCCGCCGTCGATGATGCCATAGCTCGGATAGCGGGTCGGGTCCGCGGACGGGTCGCGCTCGACTTCGGGATTGCTCGGCAGCGCAACGTGCGCCGCCGCAATCCAGGCAAGGATTTGCTCGCGTATCGCAGTCATCAGTCGCGCTCGACGTTCATCTGGAAATGGCCGAGATCTTCGACGCGCACGAAATCGTTAACGCGCCATTCGAGCCCGTTGTGCATGATCACGTCGCCGCGCGCAGGCTCTTCGGGCAGATCGGAGATCCGCACTTCGAACCATACGCGCCGGGCCGTGGCGCCGGCGCCCTGGAAGGCCGGCGCGGGCTCTTCGAAATAGACCGCCGTTATCGCCGCGGCCACCAATCCGGCCCCCGTATAGGTGACCGGATCGGCGAACGCGGCATGGATATCGTCGATCTCGCCCGAGAAATCAGGCATTGGCCGGAGGCGGTCCTTCCGAAGCTGGCGCCGTTTGCGGAAGCTCGATGCCGAGTTCATCGGCGAGTTTCAGGAAAGCGGTGACCTTCGCATCCTGCGCGGAAACTTCCTGCGCAGCCTTGACGGCAGCCTTTCCGTCGCGGATCGCCTTTGCCGTCTTGGCATCGGTGATCAGCCGGCCACTGCGGGACAGCGCCTTTTCGGTGTCGGCATCGGTGCTGACCGGCTCGCCAGCATCGACATGCTCGCCATCGATCAGCAGATCGACAGCCGCGAAATATTTCTTGTCGGACATGTCATTTTCCCTCGATTTGGAAAGCCTTCAAAAATGGCGGGCCGGGCCGAAGCCCAACCCGCCAGGTTCAGGAGAGGATGCCTGAAAGGCACGCCCGAAGGCCCCGTGAGCCAGCGTTCCCGCTGGCGAACCAATTAAGAATCGAGCCGGCGTCACGCCGGCAATTCAATGCCGGCTTAGGCCAGCGCGTCGAGCATCGCCGCGAAGCTTTCGGGATGACGGACCGCGGTGTCCACGTCCTGAAGGACGGACACGCGAACCGTTCCCGCCGTGCCGCCGGTGTACGGATCGACCAGCAGATCGAGACCGCCCCACATGCCGATCAGCAGATCAAGCCAGTTGCCGTAGATGATCGCCGAGCAGATGCCCGAGCTGCTGCCCTTGGTCAGGTTCGACGGAACCTGATTGGAGACGCCGCACTTGTAGCCGTTCATTTCGTTGCCCTTTTCCCAAACGGGATCGCCGTTGGTGCTGGCAAATTTCTGCGTCTTCTTCAGCGCGCCGCGCACCTTGGTATTGGTGAGATAGCCAAGGCTGCCGACCGCGGCGTTGACGTTCGCAACAGCAGATTCGAGGTCGACGATATGCGTATAGGCCGGCGCCAGGCCGTTGGTGCCACCGGCAACAGAACCGATGCCCGACGTATTGAGGATGCCGCGGGGCTGGTTGGACGAACCGCTGCCGTTGACGGCGGCGAGGTCGATCGCCAGCGCGAGCACCAGTGCCAGATCGCGCCGCACAAGCGCTTCGACATCGATCGAAGACTGCAGCATCAGGCGCCGGCCGATATCGGTGAATGCGCCAACCGTCTTCGGCGTGAGCGCGACCTGGTCGAACGCCTGCTGGCTTTCGGTCGGAGCGGCGTTTTCCGCGACCCAATAGGCCGTCGCACCGCCGGTCATCCGCGGAATGGCGAGGTTGCCATTCAGATCGGTCAGCATGGTGGCGCCCATCTGCTCGATAGCAAGCGAGTTGCGCAGCAGATCGATGAAGGCAGCGCCGGCAACATCGGTTTGCACCAGGTTGCCGCCCGCCGTGGCGGTGCCGACGACAAGATCGCGCTGGCCTTCGAGCGGCGTGCGGACAACGTCGAGCGGGATGGTGATGCCACGCGATTCGCGGCCGAGCGCTTCAGCGGCAGCCGCCGAGCATTCGAATTCGAACGCGGCGGCTTCCTGCGCCCGACGATCGGTCGGGTTGGCCATCGCGTTGATGGCGCGCATGAAGCTGAAGCGCTGGATTTCGCGATCGCCCAGGCCGATGATCGGCGATTCAGCGGGGCGGACCTGCTGCTGCGGCGTGCTGCGGGCGTTGTACGCCTCAACGAAAGCGTCGACCGAACGGCCGTCGGTCACAGCTTCGTCGCCCAGCTCGGCACAGCCGAGACGGGCGGCCAGCGTGCGAATGCTGGCGATGCGCGAACGCTCGGCCTGGACGGCCAGATTGCGTTCCGCGTTTACGTCGACAACCGGCGCGGGCGCCGCAGGCGCGGCGACGGGCGACGGGGCAAGCTCGTTATTACGGCGCTGATACATGTTGCGCATTTCATCTTCCTCCTCGAGAATGAGTGAGCGGGGATCAAAAGGTGGGTTTTCGGCATCGCGATCGACGCCGACCGAGGCATCCGCCGGGATCGCCACAAGGCTGATCTCGAACGGCTCCCAATCGGTAATGCGGTAGGTTTCGTCGCCGTTGGTCGCGCTTTCCAGCACGATCGAATTGATACGATACCCTACGCTGACCAGCTTGCGGATGCCGTCTTTGACATCCTGAAAGACTTCCTCTGCCCTCGCCGATCGTCCAAATCGCACGGTGGCACGGCCGCGACGGCCGTCGAGCCAAGCCCGCTCCACAACCCCGACCTGGTCGCGGGAATTATGGTCCATCAGGAGCGCGGCGCCGTCGTTCAGCCGTCCAAGCCGAACGGCAGTCGCGCCGTGATCCAGAATTTCGTTGCCCCACCAGCGCTCGACGGGCGTTTCGCTGGAAAAGCTGAGTTCGATCGTGCGCGTCTCTTCATTGACGGCACGAACTTCGAAGGACAGATCGCGATACATGCGACCATCATCGGGAAGCTCGCTGTCACGACGGCCAATCAGGCCCGTGGCAGCCATCCGCTGCAGCACCTTCATCGCTTCGGTTCCTTTACTCGGTTTCAGGATTAGCCGCCGGCGCTTGCGCCGGGGCTTTGGTGATGGTGAAGCCGCGCGCCTTTTCGGCGTCCAGTTCCGCCCAAACCTGCTCGGGATCGCCGCCATTCTCCCGGATGATCTGTGCCCGGCTCTTGATGCCAAGTCCGACCGCGCCTTCGTTGGCCGCGATATCCGATTTCGGATCGACCCAATCCCAGCGCCGGCCCTGGAAGACCGGCGCGTTGAACTTGTCGAATTTCGATGCCGGCAGCTGGCGCAGCTCGGTATCGAACATCAGCGCGCGCGCCAGCCAATCCGCAAATAGAGGCTCTAGAAAGTCCTCGATCAGCCAGGCTTGCATGATCTTCCACTGCTCGCGATCGTCGAGCGTGCCTTGCCGGATCGAGCTGAAACTGACCTGCGTCAGATCGCCAGAAAGGCTATGGTATGAGGTCAGCAAACCAGTGGCCAGCTTCCGCAGCACCGCCTTGACGAACGGGTCGAACACTTCGTTCGGATAGGCCGGGTTATACTCTTTCAGCTCATATCCCATCGGGATGATGCTCGACATGCCGGGCTCGACCGATTCTACGAATTCGCCAACGTCGTCGCCCGTCTCGCTTTCACCCTCGCTCTGCGGCGCAGTGAGCGGACCGGCATCGGGATCGCTTTGCTGATAAAAGACGGCCTTGGCCGCCCCGACATTGGCCGCGATCAGCGCCGCTTCCTCGAACTGATCCAGATGGCGGCCGCCGCGGAGCGACGTTGCCGCCCAGGGGTAGCCCCGCCATTGGTCGCCATCTTCCGGTACGAACAGATGGTAAATCTCGCTCGCCGGAATGCGGGCGTAACGCTGACCGTTGGCACCATACATGTCAGCATTGCCGCTTTCGATCCGTATCCAATAGGCTACGGGCCGATTGTCGCCGTTCAGCTCGACACCCATGCGGATGCGGTTGCCGTTCTGCAGGGTCCGGTTCAGCTCTTCCGGCAGTAGATGCGCCGGAAGGATCTGCAGCTGGAAATGATGAATGCCGCGATCGCGACCTTCGACCTTGCGCACCAGCACTTCGCCGTCACGCGCCACCATGGCGATGATCAGCTTTTGAACCGCCGCCCAGCTCAACTTGCCGGTGACATCGCACTGCCCTCGCTTCGCCCAGCGGACGAAGGCGCGCAGCACCTTGTCGCTGTCCGGCTTATCCGGCGTGCCATCTTCGCGCCGGCAGTCGACCTTCAGGACAACACCGGCGCTGCCGACGATGTTGGCGCGCACAAGCGCGATGAATTTCCGCCCATATTCGTTGTTCAGCACGAAATCGCGGCTGCGCGCACGGGCGGCCCGCAGCGTCTTCAGCAGCGACATGTTGACCGTCTGATCGGCGACGGTCCAGCTTGCGGTCAGCCGGTCAGTGATGCCCGCCTGCAGCGATCGTCTCGCTGCAGGCGGGCGGCTCCGTGCGATCC